GAAGGCCCCGCTCACTGGTTCAAGAAAGAGATCATTGATCAAGCCCAAGAAAAGGGCGTAAAGTTTTGGACGTTCCTCATGGAGGATAACCCAACGCTTACAGTTGAATATGTAGAGCGTATGAAAAAAATGTATACTGGTATGTGGTATAAGCGCTACATTCTGGGCGAATGGGCAGTAGCTCATGGGTTAATATATGATTCTTTCGACAAGGAAAACATCTATGAGAATGATCAGGATACTCCGAACTACTATGTCGTTGGTGTTGACTATGGGACTAGTAATGCTACTGCTGCCGTGTTATGTGGGATTCGCCCTACTCGTTGGCCTCAAATCACTGTTGAGAGGGAGTATTACTATGATTCGGTCAAAGGTGGGCGGCAAAAAACGGACGACGAACTAGCTCGCGATATAAAAGATTTTGTATCTTATCACAATGTTTCGGCTATCTATGTCGATCCATCGGCTGCGAGTTTGAAGCTTGAGCTTCAAAGGCGTAACCTACCAGTTCTTTCAGCCAAGAATGATGTACTCCCGGGTATCAAGACGGTTTCTAAATTCATAGCAGGCAAGAACATCGTCATCCATCGAAGCTGTAAGACCCTCATTGAAGTCTTGCAATCTTATTGCTGGGACCCCGCAGCAGCTGATAGAGGAGAGGATAGGCCTTTAAAGAAATTTGAACATTGCGCGGATGCCTTGCGTTATGCAATATTTTCAGCATTCCCGTCGGGTGAATTCAATCACCCCGACGAGCTTCTCACAATAGATCAAATAAGACGCAACGTTTATGGTTCTAACGATGACACCTATGTTAGCAATATGCTAGGAATAGGACAAGGAGGATATTTCTAGTCCAGATCAATTGGCAATTTAGTGTATAATCTTCTTATATATAGGAGGTTAAAATGAAAATTTGTCAAACTTGTTCAAAAGAAAATCATTCTAATTACGTCGACCTGTGCCAATCGTGCTATAATAAGCAATGGTTTGCCAGCATTCCAGTAAGAAATTGTAATACGTGCCAAAAAACCTACAAAAATTTCGGTATTAATTGCCACACCTGCTCTCGTGTTCTACGAGAAGCTAACCGAGTATGTGAAAAATGCTCACATTGTCTTAGAGACAAAATTAAAATCATTAATAGAAGTTCCATGCTTTGCGGCAAATGTTATAGAAATAAATGCGACAATGAAATTCCTGGATACAAAGAAAAAAGAATTCTTAACAACAGAAAGTCGCATAGAAAATATAGAGGACACGAACCCGATGGTCCACTTCGACGAAAAGCTGCGGGAGAGGGATATATAAATAAACACGGTTACAAAATCATTGCGCGAGTGGGACATCCGAATGCTAATAAGGATAAGGGAGCGATCCCAGAACATGTTTGGGTCATGTCTGAATATATGGGCAGACCTTTAAAAAAAGGCGAATCGGTCCATCATAAAAATGGAATTCGAGATGATAATCGGATAGAAAATCTAGAAATTTGGCATCGTGCGCAACCTGCTGGACAAAAACTTGAAGATAAGATTAGATATTTTAAGGAATTTCTAATAGAGTACGGGTATAAAATTCTAGATCCTTGAGGTAATTTGGGTAGCTACGAAAATTCGAATTCGGGGTACAGCCTTGGAAATGGTTATCTCGATGGTTCCGATCCTAAAGCCAAACATATGAAACAGAGGATGGATAGTTTCTATGTCAAAACGTATCCGTCGAATTCTGCCTACTGGGTACAAGGAAGTATTGACAAGCGCTTCAAGGTAGGGGATCAGACTCTTCTCTCCATGATGTATGGAGACAATAATTACTATCAAACCAGGCGTTGGTTTTTCAACCTTATACGTCGTCAAATCAATATGATATGTGGATTCCAGAGGAAGAATCGGAAATCTACCATCACTATTCCTAATCATGATGCTGATCCCTTAGCTGATGAATTCAATGCATGCTTAAAATGGAGTGAAGAGAGAGATGGTTTTCAAGAATATCTTAGCGAGGGTTTCGAAGGAGCATGCGACACCGGGATGTCTCTGTTACATCTGTATCCCGATTATACTCTCGATCCTATCAGTGGCGATCTATTTACTGACCAAGTTTCTTATAATAACTTTTTGATTGATCCCTATTTTCGAAAGCAAGACCTCACCGATTGTTCGGCAATCTGGAGGAGAAGATGGGTCACAAATATGCAGGCGCAAGCCCTTCTGCCTGGTCATGCTAAAGAAATAGCCAAGATGAGACCCTCTGGACTTAAAGATGGAAGATTTCCTCTCCAGGCTGAACTCCTCAACATGGCTACTAATCAACTCTTTGCCTATGACGAGTTCCACTATCGAGACACCCGAGCAGCAACAACCATCCTTGACCCTATCTCTGGTGAATCTGTCCTTTGGGAAGAAGATGAAGAGGATTCCGAAGATGAACTCAAGAGAACTATGCAGATGCAACCGTGGCTCATAGTTAGAAAGACTCAGGTGCCCACTGTTAAGCTATGCATTTGTCTAGGGGGTCGAGTCCTCTATGATGGTCCGAATTTGCTTAACATCGACTCTTATCCCTTTGTCCCTCTGCTCACCTATTATGAGCCAGACATTCAATCTTATGCTTGGCGAGTACAAGGAGTAGTAAGAAATCTTAGAGATTGTCAGTATCTTTACAATATGCGCAAAGTCATCGAGATGGATATACTCCAATCCCAAATTAATTCTGGATGGATTTATCCCGTTGATGCTGTGGTAGATCCCAAATCATTTAGACAGTCCGGACAAGGATTTTTAGTTCCTCTTAAAGCAGGCCATTTACCAAACGAGATACAAAGAATTGAAGCCGCATCCATTCCCCAATCTCTCCTTGAACTTTCACGCAGTCTTAGTGAAGACATTACCCGAATCTCAGGAGTCAACGAAGAGTTACTGGGGGCAGCAACGGACGATAAATCCGGAATACTTTCTATGCTTCGGCAAGGAGCGGGACTTACAACTTTACAAACAATATTTGACAAATTGGACTACTCTCAACGCTTATATGGTAAGATCCGGTTACAAGCCATACGAAAGAACTTTTCTAAAGGCAAGATTTCTAGCATCCTTGGTCATACTCCAAGCGAGCGCTTCTTCACCTCCCCACTCTCTCAAATACTCGGTATTTGTCGAAGAGGGTAACTATTCCGCCTCCCAACGTCAAATGGAGCTCCAACAACTTTTACATTTCCGCGAAATCGGAATGACAGTAGCTGACAAAACGATTTGGAGGGCGGCTTTCTTAACCCAATAAGAAACAAGCTGAAGAAGATGCAGCCGAGCAATCTCAACAACAGCAACAAGCTCAACAGGCACAAGCCGAGCAGCAATCGAAGGTTGAGAATGCTAAAGTTATGGCGTCGTTTGCGAAAGCGAAGAGCGATCTTGCTCGTGAAAAAGAGATTTTGGCTTCAGCTCAGGAGAAAATAAGCAAAATTCAAGACAACCAGGCCGATGCAGAGCGTAAAAGAATGGAATCGGACTTAGGACTTGTAAAGATTATGCTTGAATTAGAGACAATGGACTTCAATCAAATGAAGAGCGCTTTCGATATGGCACAAGCAATCAAATTAGCAAATCAACCTCAACCTTTACCTCAAGCAATAGGCCAATAACAATGATGTGGATGGTAGATAGAGTAAAGCAGGATACTAATTTGGAATATATTATTCCTAATCTTATGGGTTATGATCATTTTTTGGCTTTTTCTATCCGAGGATTTAAGACTCCTACCCTTAACTCAGATGATAGAATTATGTTGGAAGTATGTATCATTTTCAATTCCATCCTAAAATCTCTGGAAAATCTATATGTGGAACAGTACGTATTTACCGATCCACTTCTTATGTTTATGCCAGATAGCAGTGACTGGACTATGAAAATAGGGATGTTGACAAAAGAAAAATTTGAGAAAATGAAAGAACCAGCCCTAAATCCTTAAGGAGGCTATATGGCAAAAGGAAAAAATATCCCATTGATGAAAGGAATGTCCAATCATCAATCAAAAATGTCAATGGAGCATTGGGAAAAATCACAATCTGAAATGGGAGAAGAGAGCGATCTTCGTTACACTGATAAGCCGAATCCTGAAGCTTTGAAAGAGTCACAAGATAAGCTCGCTTCTTATGCTAAGAAAAACCAAATGAAATATTAATTTATTTCTCAGTCGTCTAAAGCTGGCATTAATTTGATCCAGGAGGACGCCGAACTACGAGTGTCGGAAATGAAGGAGAATTGCCTTCTTGGGAAATTTAAAATTAGAGAGTATATGGCTAAAAAAGAAAAAAAAGAGAGAGCTGTTCCTAATACCCATTGGGAAAGGCATTATGACGTTTCCAAACCGTCAAAGAATATGGAAGCAACAGAAGGCTCAGACTTTGCTCCTAAGAATCCTACAAATAGAAAAACCGTATATATTAAGGTTAACGAGACGGATCATTGATGGAAAACATTTTCTATGCGGAATGGGTTCCATATGAGAATGACGATGAGAGAGCTATAGGCCAAACCTATCTTTTTCTTTGGAAAAAGTTTTTATTAAAAAAATTGGCCATTTCATACGATTTTGTGTCGGACCAATTTATTGATCGTGCACCACAGATTAATGGTACCAGTGGGACGCTGGCTTTAAAATTAGAAATGAAAATAAAGACAGAGGTAGTTTGAGTTTTCCATTAACTCCATCTAGTAATGTAAATAAGGTATTTACCGCAGGGGCCTTAGCTTATAAGGCCTCTAATGATCCCACTAAATTTGATAGCCTCGAGGTAGGACATGCTCTAACTGAAGACATAGCCAAGGAGCTTGCAATTTGTGCTCAACGCCATCGCACTATTTTTGATGAAGATGAATATTGTGTCGGATATGTGATAGCAGGGGACCCACTCATTAAGAATCTAATGAGAAGAAAGTTCTTCGCCTTTCTCTATTTACCCTCTCCTCGACCTAATCAGGCTGTGTTCCTCTATAATAAACGCTTGGATCAGTTTACAAAGCGACTCTGGACTCTTCCTAATGCCTGGACGATGGCTTGTCTATCTGAGTTGACTTTTGTAGATCCCAAGTTAAGAGAGATGAAAGGATGGAGCGACGCATTCTATGCAGCAAAGTTTTGGGATCACATTCGAAAGCAACACAATATTTCGATGCTTTCTGAAATAGAATACTTAAATGCAAACCGTGAAAAACTCATCAAGGCGGGATGTCAAGAGACTAAGTCTTTTACTTCCGATCCCTTCGATTTTAGTAAGGTCACGGTTAATAAGGTCGTAAACCCTGACGATGCCATCGTTAAGCAATGATTTTTCTAAAGACTTGGGTAGGCACAGCACTTGAATTGGAACGTTGGCTCCCATGTAATAGAGCGTTTTCCTATAATTATCGAAATCGTCTTTTAGATTTGTTTTTGCAAGGGGTTGAACATCAGGGTTAATAATAGAGATTAAATCGTCATCATTCATAGGATAATAATATGGAACAAGAAATAAAAACACAAGAAACAGAAGCCCAAGCTCCTGAAGTAAAAAGTTCTGAACCCGTCTCTCCGCCTACAAGTGAAGATACACCCGAGCAAATAAACTGGAAAAAATTCCGCGAAGCTAGGGAGAAAGAGAGAAAAGAGAAAGTCGAGGCTGAGAAAAGGGCGAATGAGAAAGAGGCTGAAGTCTCTGCCCTTAAAGCAGCCATGGAAGCGCTAGTTAACAAGCCTGAATCAAATAACCGTCAAATAAACGAATATTCTGAAGAGACAGAGGAAGAGAGAATTGCACGTCTTGTTTCCCAATCTTTAGAAAAAGAACGCCGGAAGCATCAAGAAGAGAATTTAAAGAGAGAACAAACCGAATTTCCCCAACGGCTAGCCAATGACTTCAAAGATTTCCATCAAGTTTGTAACTCCGAAAATCTTGACTACCTTGAATATCACTATCCTGAAGTGGCTGAAGCATACAAGGAAATGCCAGATGGCTATTCCAAATGGTCTAAGATTTATAAAGCTGTTAAGCGTTTTGTGCCTAATCCCGATTCGCGTAAGGAACAAGCTAAGGCTGAAAAGAATTTTATGAAGCCCCAGGCCATGAGCGTGTCAGGTAAGACCCAAGTGGGAGATACAGCGCCACAGTCCTTAGACGATAAGCGTAAGACAGATAACTGGAGTCGGATGCAAAAAGTTATACGCGGTGGGGGCGCATGAAAGAAGTAGAACTTGATGAGGTTATAATTCTTAATCCAGGAATCTGTCTATTATGTGGTGGGGTAGTACCTCCCTTTAGCTTTGGTTCTCTTATTGCCCATCCCAATCTTGAAAATAACTATTACGAGCTGTGTGAGAAATGTGATCCCGAACCCGAGGAGGAATAGAGAAGCGGATTAAGAAGAAGAGAGAGAAGATTTATATCTTTTTTTCGGAATTCCCTTCATTCGATTTAAACGATGCTTGATGCAGGTCCAGGATGTATTAAATATTTTTGCAATTTCTGTAATGGTTTTTCCATTTTCTAAATACTTCAATATTTCTTCGTCTTTTATATTTAAGCGATTCCACTTTGGATCAAGCCCAGCCTGCCGAACATGGTATTGAAGAGCAGCTCCTGTCACTCCAAAATGTTTTGCAACATTTTTGTAGTTTCTCACTTCCATAAACATTTTCAAAGCTTTCTCTTTGAGCTCGGGATTGTTAAAAAAAGTCATTTTTCTATAAGGAGCTTCAAAAGCTTCTTCAATTGAAGGATATGCAATCAAACGATTTCTTAAAGAAGTTAGATTCATTCCCAACTTCTGAGACCATTCCACTATAGAAAAAGTTTCACCCTTATAGGTAATTTTCTCTCCATGATTTTTAGATATTTCTCCTCTTAATTCTTCATAATCAATGAGATAAACATTGTCCGGAGAGAAAACTTTAGCTCCCTCTTTCAAAACAATACACGTTTTTTCTTTCCATCCATTTTCAATAGCCCAGTCATACATATCTTTGGCACTATTTCTCCACAATTCGCATACGATAATTCCTTTAGCTCCGTATAAATTATAGGTAGGCCATTTTACGTTATAGCATTTATGAATCAATTGGGTGCGCATATGGTAGAATCTTGTAGTAGATAGGCCGGATGCTTTGGGATAAAGGCTTGGGTTAGCCCATTTAGATTTCATCTTTCTGCCCCAGCAACCGCAACTCAGACTTCTACCTTTTTTTCCTAAATTTGATCGAGAAACATATCCTTCATTCCCACATTCACATTTGCAATGCCACACCGTCTTATTATGAATATCTAAAGTGCGGCCTAAAACTGTCCACCTTCCATAGATTTTTCCTGTTAAGTCGGGACCTCTTTTCCTTTCCCATATGCATTCTTTGCATTCAAATTTATTTCCTCTTCTAAAATTAGCATTCCAGCATGAGAAATCTTTTCCGCAATCACATTTGCAATACCAAATCGTTCCACCTAACTTTTTTTCTTTAAGAGATAAAACTTTAACTCTTCCAATTTTTTTATTTGAATAGTCGATGAATGCGGGCATAAGCGCTCTAGGTCCGTTTTTGGTTAGGAGTTTTTCCACTTTAGATGGAATGACCTTATACATTCAAGGCGCATCTAGGTGTGGAACCAGTGTGCAAAGAGTGTGGAATGTAATGCTGTTTTACATTCTTCTTTGCTCTAAATATTTTAATTTGATAGATTCGGGCTAGCGCAATAGAGGATTCGCAATCCTCATCCATTCCGGCTGACATAAGGCTTCGCCAACCTAGGCTGATTAGTTTTTTCGCCAAAAACACGAAATAAACAATTCAATTTAGGTTCAAGCTTATGTCAACTGGTATTACCAATATCAACAACATGGCGCCCGAGCTTCCTCTTCAGTTCTCTGAAGACTTGCTCTCTACGCCTATGTTCAACCTCATTCACTCATTCGGAGCAGACTTACATTATGCTGAGGCTCATATCGGAAGAAACATCCGTATGTCTCGTTATGAAAGACTCTCCACCAACGGCGGTCAGCTAGATGGTTCGGGTATTGACCCAGCTCCTGAAGTTGTCGTCCGAACCGATATCGACGCTAAAGTCGAAATTTATGCGAAGACCGTAGTCGTTAATGAGCAAGTCGTCCTCTGGGAGAATGACAAAGTTCTGACGAAATTTACGGCTTTACTTGGTCAGTGGCTTCGTGAAAAAGAAGATTTACTTATGCGTGACCTTTACGCGTCGAGTGTATCCTACATTAACGCCACTGGGGGCGTTAACGGCCTACAACCAAGTGAAATATCTCGCGCAGATGTGAACAACATCGAGCGTATCTTGCTCGGAAACGATGCTCGCACAATGCTTGAAGTGATCGAAGCTGAGGATAAATTCTCAACAGGTCCCACACGCGATGCGTTCATTGCTCTTGCAAGCACCGATATCACAACTGATCTTCAAAACGTTCAGGGTGTTCTACTCAAAAATGCGTATTCCGCTCAAGACGGATTAAGACCGGAAGAGTACTGCTCGATCTCACGTTTCCGATTCTTTGTATCGTCTAAAGCGGCCTTCATCCCGGGGGCTGCATCCAATGGCTCTACCGTCTATACAATTCCAATGTATGGCCTAGAGGCGGCGGCTAAGGTTGAGCAAAATAATTACACAGCGATTTTAGGTTATAGACCTCCATACGTTGTATCTAGTGTTGCGCAAAACTCGCAACTCTACGCGAAGTTTGCAATTGGTCGAGCAATTACCAATCAAAACTGGATCTCTGGTCTTAACGTTACAACAAGACTATAAGGAGTATATATGCCTTTTACTATTATTACAGGGGGTTCGTATACCTCTACTGGCGCTAGCCAAGTAATTCCTTTGCCAAGCTCAGCCGATATGTTCGAGACTTGGAATTTTACTCAAATTGGTGGATCGGGAACAGTCTGCATCGGGGGAAAATGGTTTGGTCCGAAGTTCGGATTAGGACAATCCGCCTACAACGATGGGATTAGATACCGAATCGCTGGGTCCAATGCTGTCCTAGAAGACAAGTTTTCGACTGCCACTGCATCTAACGGATTTATCTATCTCACCGCGCTGCCCATGGTCGAAGCACAGGCAACAAATGCGATCACAGCAATTACGGCCGCTAACCCAGCTGTCGTCTCTCAGACAAATACCTATAGCAATGGCGATATCCTTCGTCTCTCCAATACGCCTGGGATGCTTCAAATTGCGGGTATGGATTTTGAAATTTCAAGTGTTTCTGGATCTGGATACACGCTACTGGGCTTGCCTGCTACGGCTTCTAACGGATTCGCAGCGGCTGCAACAGCGGGGAATACACGTAGAGTAGGAAATACTCTTCTGAGTCCTTTAGCTGTAAACCCTGAGATGATGTATGTGACAAATATTTCCAACGCTACGCAAGCAGTAGTTTCAACGTCGGTCGATCCGTCCCTCTATTATTCCGTAGGCATGGAAATTCGTTTGAGTGTTCCTCCTTCCAGTTTTGGAATGAATCAAATGAATGGATTGACAGGGACTATTTTAGCTGTCAACGCAGTAGCGGCCACAGGAAACATAGGCGCTTATAATGTGACGTTGAATATCAATTCATCCGCATTTAACGCTTTTGCATGGCCAGCCAGCACAGCCTCTCCAACCGCCCCTCTGTTTGCGACATTTGCTCCAGCAGGGGCTAGTACGCAATATAATCCTGTAACTAACACATTTACAGGTTATGACTTTAACTTGCAGCCATTCAGAACGGCTAACTTAACCCCATGTATGATCATTGGTGGTGGGGCAGCTTCTGCGGGCGGAGCTAATCTAGACCAGATTAACTGGGTAGCGTACAAGTTCGAAGCATAGTAGTTGCATTGAAAAAGGTGAGGGTTTAGGCCCTCACCTCTTAATTAGGAGGCTATGGCAAATAATATTTATCTCCCCCCTTCGCCAGTTGTTCCGGGAGCTTTAATAATCACGGCTATCACTAATACTTACCCCATGGTAGTGAGCTTTATAAACTCGATTTACAATACATATGCCCTAGGGCAATTGGTTTGCTTAACTGTTCCCCCTCAATATGGGATGGTACAGGCAAATGAGCTGACAGGAGAGATCACCAACATTTCAGGCACTAATTTTACCCTAAACATTGATGCTTCAAATTTTGATCCATTTGTGATTCCTCCTCCATCCTTTCCCCCTCCTAGCAGACCAGCCAGTTTAAGCCCTGCGGGTAGCCGCAATATTTACAATATAACCGTGGAACCTTTCCGCGCATTAAATGGACAACAAGGAAATTGACGATGACAACATTGATTAGAGTAGCTCCGAACGGCAGAGAACATGGATTGACAAGACAAGTGGCCAATAGCGTCCAAGGAGATGGATTTAGCCACATGACTCCCGAAAATAAAGAGAAAGCGATCAAGAAGAAGAAAGAAGATGGGAAAATAATCAAAGCTAGATATCTAAATAAGAATGGAAGAAACGAATTCCTCGCTAGACCCTACAATTTGGGAGCGGGGGAGCCGATTCAATTTTGGACATTTCTTCATGAGGAAGTATATGACGTACCCCAAGGTCTGGTTAATGAAGTCAATAATAAAAAATGTATAGCTAGACAGGGAAAATGCGATGAGAATGGAGAAAATCCATTAGCTAAAGATTCATATGAAGAACAAGAGCACCGATTTGTCCCCGCTAGCTTTTAATTTCTTCGATGTACAGGTTCTTATTAAGGATAAGGAAATATGTCAGCAGTAACACCAGCCGATTCAACATATGCATATATAGCTCAAAAAGTAAGAAGACTAACAGGCTCTTCCTCGGAATCTTCACTTAAGAGTAGCGATATCGGTGTTTACATTAACAATTTCTATAACCAGAATTTTCCCAATTCTATTAAGACTGATCAGATGCGCGCAGTGTATACTTTTTACACTGCGCCATTTGTAGACCGTTATACCGTGGATGTTAATTATTGGCAGGGATTTCGCTCCCCTATGTATGTCGATGGGATTGAAGGTTTTTTTGCGAAGGATCGTCAACAATTTTTCTATATGTGGCCTAAATGGCCCACACTTTCTCAGCCTATAGCGGGCAATGGAGTTACCCAGGCATTCTCATTTACAGTGAATGCAATCCCATTTTACAGCCGTTCATTCACGCTTGGGGGCACTTCTACTTCGGGCGCTCCCATTTTGGTATCAGATGATGGCAAAGGAAATTTGATATACGAAGTACCTAATCCTCAAGTTTCTAACCCTCTTGCGACGACAAATCCCGCCATTCCAGGTATGTACAATGTTAATACGGGCAATCCCGGACTTTATAATCCGACGACAATTGGAAGCGTGAATTATGTGACAGGAGCTGTGGCAATCGATTTTTCTATTGTGGGAGTAACGCCGATCGCCGGGCAAACGATGAACTTGTTTGTCTCTCAATATACGACCGGGAGACCTTATTCTCTCCTATTTTGGAACAATGAACTTACAATTCGCCCTGTTCCAAGGCTCGTCCATAAGATTGAAATCGAAGCGTACCAAACTCCTGTTCAGTTTTTACTTACTAGCAGCAATCCTATTATTAATCAGTGGGTTAAGTATATAGCCTATGGAGCAGCCATAGATATCCTGCTCGATCGCCAAGATATGGCAGGCGTTTCCAATTTGATGCCTGAGTTCAAAGCACAAGAAGGCCTCGTACTGGAAAGACAGGCAACGGAAGAAATAGGCCAAAGAAACTCTACTATCTTTTCGAGCAATATGCAAGGCCAAGGAAACTTTTATGGATCATGGGGGAGCTGGTATTAAATGGCTTATACTCCTCTTTACATTCGAAAAATGGAAACAGGTCTAATTCAAAGTCGTCAAGAATTTATTCTTCCTGATGATGCCTACCCCATATTAGAAAATGCTTATGTCTGGAGAGAGAGAATTAAAAGACGCCAGGGATTACAACTTCTCGGCAGGCTTTCCAGAGTTTTCACTAATGAATCTATCGGAACCTCAGGAGCCGCTCCATGGTCATTCAATATCTATTCGATACTCACTCCTCCCATTACTCCCGAGGCTAACGCCCAAATTGACGTGGGAAGTGTGACCATAAACGTGGGATCCACCGTTTTAATAGATCAAGGAAATGGAACCTTAGCCACTGTTCCTCCTAGCGGAGTGACTGGAACCATTAATTATTTAAATGGAGATGTAGTCATAACGGGGGCAATGGCCGGAATTGCTAGTACAGAATCTTTTACTTATTTTCCTTCCCTTCCTGTAATGGGTTTACGTTCTAGAGAGCTTAACTCAATCAATGTCCAACAGTTAGTGGCGTTCGACACTACTTATGCTTATATTTATCTCGTAGGATGGCAGGAATTCATTCCGGGAACCACCTGGACTGGAACCGATTATAATTTTTTTTGGTCTACAAATTACTGGGTGGGGGACGGAAATCAAAAAATATTCTGGGTCACCAACTTCTCAGGAATATTAGGCGATCCAATACGCTATACTAATGGGACGCAGTGGATTGACTTCGCGCCTCAAATTGATGCGGCCGGGAATAGATTACAACAATGTCTGGCGATGCTGCCTTTTCGCAGCCGAATGGTAGCCTTTAACACCTTAGAAGGTATGACTCTTGGCGGCTCCATTGCGTTCACGAATAGAATTCGGTGGGCGGCCATAGGTAATCCCTTTAGTGATGTGAGCGCGATTGTTTCAGTGGTGAACCCGGATGCATGGAGAGATGATCGAACCGGAGTAGCTGCTGGAAAAGGAGGTTATCTTGATATCCCAACTTCTGAATCGATTGTCTCGGTTGGATTTGTCCGAGACAACTTGGTTATTTACTGTGAGCGGTCTACTTGGCAGCTGCGCTATACTGGTCGTACTATCGCTCCATTCCAGATCGAAAAAGTAAACAGCGAATTGGGATCCGAAAGTACATTTAGTGCAGTTCAATTCGATACTTCCCTCGTGGGAATCGGTGATAAAGGCGTCGTTGAATGCGATAGTTTTAAATCTCAGAGAATCGATATAAAAATTCCCGATCTTGTCTTTGAATTCAAAAACCAAAATGAAGGAACTCTCCGCGTGCATGGAATTCGGGATTTCCAGCAACGGCTTGCATATTGGACTTATGTTTTTAATCCCGGGGATGCGTCTTATGGAAAGTTTCCGAATCGAAGATTAGTCTATAACTATGAGAATGATTCCTGGGCGATCTTCACCGATTCTTTAACGACTCTAGGAACATTTCAGAAGCAAGTAGCCCGCTCGTGGAATGAATGTAATTTCCCATGGTCTCAAGCGAATTTTCCCTGGCTGGATATTCCGGCTCAGTTTCCTTCAATCGTAGGTGGTAATCAGCAAGGATACGTTCTGTACCTCTCTTCTAATCTTCAACCTAAAGTTTCCAATGATGAGACTCTATATATTGGAAATATTACTGGTAATACTACCACTCCTACCACTATCTATAGTCCGGATCATAATCTATGGACGGGCCAAGTAATCCAGATTGTGGATATTCCCACCGATGATCCTTTCGCGTCTTTGAATGGAGAAATATTTGGGGTGGTGGCGATAGATGAAAATGATTTCCAACTATGGAGCTATTCCTCATTTACTCAAGCATTTACGATTCCTCAGATCAATTCTCCCGCGAGTTACATGGGAGGAGGGCAGATAAAAGTTAGAGATGGTTTTAATATCACTAGCAAGAAATTTAACTTCTTGGAGCAAGGCGAAAATATACAGATGGGGTATGTAGACATCCTGATGGATACCACAGTGGAAGGATCTTTATCTCTTTATGTCTTATTAGATTACAATGATTCCACCCCCATCAATATACTTTATCAGAATGTTAATCTCTCAACCAATCAACCAGATGCGTTTTTTAATACTAATGTTAATACCTACCAGACGGGAGGCATTGAGAGTTTAAAGAGTTGGCAGAGAGTTTTTTGTCCGGTGAGAGGAAATTTTATTACCCTTGTGTGGACTTTATCCGCTGCTCAATTAATTGGAGCAGCTCAGGAATCCGATGTACAAATAGATTCTCAAATTTTATGGATACGCCCCGCAGGTAGATTGCTCGTAAATGTATAAGGAAAAAAAATGACTTACAATCCAAATATTCCTCAGCCCGGCGATGATCTCTCCGTGAGCCAAGGACAAATTCTCCAGAACTTTCAAGTCTCCAATTCCAGTTTTGGAGTCGATCACTATTCCTTCGCTGATCTCACTGGAAATACAGGTAAACACAACCAGATTACTACACCGATCTATATAGCCGATCCGCCCACAGGAGATCCTCCGATCACGGGCGCCAATGAACCTAAAATGTATGCCTTTGCAGACTCTACCAATTTAGGTGCCTTGAATTATTCTCGTGGACCATCGAATATGGTTCCTACTCCTCTCACACATTTTCAATCCCCACTTCTTCCTATCGTATTGGCGCCAGGAGCCACCACAAATGTTTTAGATTTCACAGGCTTAACTTATGCTCTGGGAATATTATATGCGGTAGACACAGCCGACTTAACTAATTCACGTTTGATAACTTATTTTAGCTGGAGCACTCCCTTTTTAGCCTTTCGTTTTGATTCTCTATTGGGAAACAGTCCGCTTACTTCTTTGTTGGCACAAGCTTTCGGGAATATACTTCAAATTAAAAACGTTTCCGCAGCTAATACATTTAATAATGTAGCGTGGACCCTTCAATTCGATAGGATTTGGACATGACCCCTATTTCTTCTCAACAATTCGAATCATTTGTACCTGTCTATGACACCGTTCCGGAGAAATGGGAAGATGCCAGAGTTTTTCTAGTAGAACAACTTAAAAAGATTTCAAATGCCGTAAACATTCGGACAATTGGATGGTTGTTGGATGAAGAATTATTAAGTGGTCAGGCTTTCATTCCAGGTGTAACGGTTCCGGGAAATAATCCAGGACAGTTTAGGAACGTATTTAGAATTGTGGTAGATGTGAGTCCTATTGTGATGGGAACGAATACGTATCCCCACGGTATAATATTCGATTCTAATTTTACATTGATTGATTTGAGAGTTGCTGCAACAGATTCATCTTTATTAAAGGCTCAGGTTATCACTGGAGATTCAGTCATTATGAGTGCAGTAGATTTGACTATCACCTCTACCTATGGTGGAACTTATGATAGGGCTTTCGCCTTTATCGAGTACTTACAAGAAATTTGAATATAGGAGATTTTATGTCATTTTTAACAGGTAGACCAGGATATTACGAACAAAAATCTACTCTGAATCCAGGCCAACAATCTTTACACGATCAATATATTAAATCCTTGAATCAAAAAGGTGCAGGCGGAGCATTTGGAGACGTTGCGGATTATTATAGGGGAAATTTAAGCAATAATCCCCAGGATTTTCAAGCATTTGCGGCGCCAGAATTGAGACGATTCAATGAGGAGACTATACCGGGTTTATCGGAGCAATTCGCAGGTATGGGAGCTGGAGGGCTTTCTAGCAGTGGATTTAGAAATGCGGCGGTCAATGCCGGAACTGATCTCAGCGAGCGATTAGGTGCCATTAGAGCAGGCTTAAGACAGCAGTCAGCCGCAGGACTGGGGAATCTCTCTCAAGGAGGATTAAATCCAGTTACCGAAAATATCTATCATCAGGGACAGCCGGGTTTAATAGATTATGCTGGAAACGCCTTAGGAATAGCGGGTGCCGCATTTGGTGGACCAGCAGGAGCAGCTCTAGGAAATGCCGCAGGGAGTTGGATAGGTAATAAGTTTGGCAGTAATAGACAGCAAGATACTTCAGGAATTTATAAAACAATAGATCCTAGGGGTTAAGGAGTTTACGTGGTACAAGTCATTAATGATCCATATAGCGGAAATGTCTTCGGAAGGTTAGGGAAAGGAATTGGGCAAGGTTTAAGCGAACAAGTGCCTAAGGAGATTGAGCGTTCAAGGCTTTCCTCTGGTTTAAAGAAATTTGAAAAGGAGAGTCACGGACTCTCTCCCATTCAACAGTTTACGAGGCTTGCTTCGATTCCTGGATTTACTGCGGAGCATCTTTATACGTTAGCCCCATTGCTGAAACAGCAAGGACAACGGGAAGAAGCCGCCGACAGAGCTAATAGGCAGGCTCAGAAGCCAGCTAATCAATCGGGAGAGCCAGTGGGACAAGAAATGGAAGAGCCTTCATATCCCGAAGAAGCCACTCTCGCTGGAGAAAAAAGAAGTCTTAAATCTTTGGAAGGAACACGAAAACAATTAACTCCTATAACTGGAAGAGATCCACAAGAGCTTTTCAATGAGGCCGCCCGACTTTCTAAACAAAATCCTTTAACGTATCCGACTGCAGCAGATGCGCTGCCGATCGTTCAAGCTAATGAAGCTACTCGCATTCAGAATCTTCAAGAAGAAAGAAATGTCGCCGATACTGCCGACAAAATTCAACAGAATTTACGAGGTCGTTTGATTGCCACTATGGGGGGAGAGAAGACCGCTAAAGGAGTAGAGGGAACGGTACAAACCAAATTACTTAGAAACATTGAAGATGATTTAGCTAATCCTAAAAATAAGTTGTCGGAACAACAGATTATTGATAAATGGGCTTCGGTAGGGAAAAGAATCGCTCAAGCTAAAACCAATTTGGATGCAAGATCGAAAGGAGGTTGGTTAGAGAGTGCGTCTCATGCCAGCGCCGGAGCTTTAGGAACGGCGGCGAAATTAGTCTCGTCAGGATATTTGCCTAAAAGAATTAAGGATACTATCGAAGAAACGCGAAAAGTTTATCACGAAGCAGAAGCCGACGAAGAATTTCAAGACATTATCGCTGGAAAATTTGATTTGACTTCAGCGGGATCCGCGTATTTGGCCTTCCCTAGGCAAAATAAAGATTTTAATTCTTATATAGGCAACGCAAAAGTTCCCAAAGGCAGCAACCCTGAAAAAACAGCTGTCGGCGCAGCGGATTATTTTAAAGACCATATCACCGATGAAGACAGTATTTTAAGTTACGCAATGGATTTAAAAAAGAAAGGGATAGACCCTCAAGCATTTTTTGAAAGGATGAGACAAAATGCTGACGCTGGGCTATTTACTCCTAACGCTCGTCAAAAGAATGAATTTCAAAAAGGGTATCCTAACCTCCCTTCTCTAGGAGACATGTATTTGTTTTCTCTCACTAATCAAAATAAGTTGGCACAACCATGATAGCAAAAGTTTTACCATTACTTAATCGTTTAATTCCTAGTAGTTTGGCTCGAAAAGGTTTAGCAAAAAACATCCCACAACTTGATGGTTTTTTTGAGTCCGCTGTTGCAGCAGGTTATGGGATTGATACCGCTTTAGATTTTTTAAGAGATCAGCACAATGATAATCAGGAAGGATTAAGAGCAGATGAGCAAGCCGCCCAAGCAAGAGTAAACCAACAGGGAGCGGTAGGAAAAGGAATTGACCAATTAACTTCCATGGCGGGCTTAGGGCTAGGAGCCGCTGCAATACCGAGTGTAATTGGGAATCTTTTTCAGGGGAAAGGAGAAAGAGAACAGCCGCCTCCTATACCTCCTCCTGAACTTCCTCCTGAAATTCAGAAAGATCGCCAAAGAATAATGGCAATGAATGAATTCAATAAAAGAAAAAAGAAAAATCCTTCTGAATTGTCGCGTGAAGAATTGCTTACTCAGTTTGACGAGGGGCAACAGACTATGCAAGGGAAAGAAAATCTAGCTCAAACGATGAGAGAGATAACAGAAGCTCTGAAAAGAATGAGGGGAAATGGATGAGCTTCTTGATCTTCTTATTCGATTTATGGAAGAGGTGGGCCAGAACTTTGACTCATTGAGTGATGAAGAGGCCAATGAAATCTCTGAATTTCTAATCGAAACTTTCACCCAGCTTCAAAATCAACAGCGTGCACCTAATCCTACTCCTTCTCCGGCTCCTATTGGCGCAGATTTGTTGTGGATTCTTGCTGGGGGTCAAGAAGATGCATTTGTTAATTACCTTCGCACATTTCCTGATCCTTCTCTGAATTCTTTACTTAAAAATCCTCCCCTCCTTCGCAGCACTATTGATCATCTTAATAAAACCCTCCCACAGGGAGAAAGGGGAAGTTCCGAGGGAATTCCTCAAGCTCCTCTGGATAGTAGCAATATTTACGGGTTTCAATATGATCCTTCAAGCGGTCAATTGAAAGTCCGATTTCAGTCCGGGAGTATCTATAATTATCAAGGCGTTCCTCCTGGGATTTTCCGTGTGTTTCAACAAGGAGCAATTCCTGCGAAAACAACAGGACAAAATAGTTTTGGAAAATGGTGGGAAGGAAAAATCCCGAGTCTAGGGGCTGCTTTCTATCAATTGATTCGTCAAGGAAATTACCCATATCAACGATTGAAATAAATCGTATTTAGATAGCGGGCACATGCAATATATAATCGAGCATCAGTAAATTTAAAAATAATGAAACTGTTAAAGACACAGCTATAATTTGAGGTTTATATTTGGACAATAAATTTTTCATTTATCTTTTCTATAATTTAGTTTAAATATTTCATACTTCATATTTTCTTGTTTTTCCTCTAATCGTTTAATCGTGTCTCTCTGGAAGCGCTGTGTCTGCTCTTTTTGAACGCATTGATTCCAAATGTTTTTCCATCCAGTAGAGCAAAGTCTTTTCGAGATCTTCTTGGTTATGAGCTTCCATGGAGTCCCAGACTTCACCGGCAAAGACAAGAAAGAACTCTTTATTTCTTTTTATATCTCTCATCCTTAATGCTGCTTGCATCATACTAACGTAAATAAGAAATCTGTCTTGATCATTTCCCAATAGATCCATTTAAACTCCCTCGCACAAAAAAGTAGCAGTTTCTTTTTTCCCGCATTTCCCACAATCTTTTAACATAGCCATTTGAGTTCCCTGTAATTCCCAATGGCCACAATCTTCACACATCCATATCCGCGAATCTTTTCTTTCTAAAATCAAACTCATCTCAAGGATGCTCACAATATATGATTGAAGAGTCATCCCTCTTTTATAGGCTATTGATTTAACCTCAGAATGCAAACGGGGATTCATCCGCACAGAACACAACTTTAATTTATCATTCATGCCTTGCTCCTTCTACTAATGAGCTAACAATATATACAATCCATACATTTCGCACAAGCAAAAAGCCCATGAAATAAATGTTTGCATAAATTTTCAAATTGAATATGCTGAGTTCAGCGTTATCAAGAAGTCGCTAACTTGATTCCATAGGCTGTAGAATACGTCTCGCCTTCGTAAAAGTTTTATAATCTAAAAATTTTGCGAAGGCATATATGACAAGCTCGATTTCTTCCAATCCTCTCGGCTATACAGGGATCAATTTCACCCAAAACCCTCCTATTATCTTGGCTCAACGAGCACCTACGGTAAATGATATTTATCTGATAGGAACTCAATGGTCCAACGGATCAGTTAATCCACCCGTAATTTATGAAACTGTAGGGAACGGAGTTTGGGGAATAGCTGGAGGGGCGGCAGCTACAACCACGTCTTTAGGCACAGTATTTCTTGCCACTCTAGCACAGACTGAATCTGGCGGCGCTCCAAGCGCTAGTTATGTTTCATCTGCTAACGATGTAGCTACAGCTCTTGCTGCAATTGTAGTGGGAGCGGGAGTGCCAGCCACTACAGTTGCGCAAGGATACGTGTTTCTTGCCACTAACGCTCAAGCTGAAGCCGGCTTACTCACTACTAACTATGCGATCAATCCAGCTAGCTTAGCAGCTGTTTTTGCTGTTCCATTCGCTTTGGGTAGCACAACTCCCGCAGCAGTGTCCGCCACTACTTTATCTGCCAGCAGCACTTTAGCGGTAACTGGAGCTACAACGCTATCCGCCGGTCTTTCTGGTACGACTGCAACTTTCAGCTCAACTCTACACGCTTCTGGAGCTACCACACTTGGCTCTACACTTGCCGTAACTGGGACAACAACTCTAGCGGGCGTAACTCAACTAGGAAATGTTTCTATTAATGTATCGGGCGCTGGGAATACTACTATTGGTAACACTGCTGCCACCGGAGCGATCACTATCGCTGCTGGCTCTGGGAATATTGCCCTCACGGGTAACGGCAATACAATTTCCATCGGGGCTGATAATAATACCAATACCATCGATATCGGTACTGGAACTTCAGCCAATACAATCGGTATTGGAACTGGAGCAGCTAACGTAATCACTATCGGTGATGCTACTGGCGCAGCGAGTCTTGCTCTCTATACTGGAAGCGGGAACTTCGTCTTAGATGGTGTTGGAGCTTCTACTTATGCTATTGGAGCATCTACCACTACCGGCACAACAACTATTGGCGGCACAGCCCAAACTGGGATTATTACGCTGGGGAGTTCAAGCGGAGTTAATACTGTAGCTATCTCTGCTGGAGTTGGAACCAATACAGTTGCAATCAACAATGCAGCATCTAACTCTAATGCTTGTGTAGTAAACGTTCTCGATGGAGCCACACCAGCAGCCAGCCAAACATTAACCATAATGGGTGGTGTGGGCAGCGCCGGTAACCAAGTGTTCGCTTCGCAAGGCGGTGCTATTTCGCAGGGGACCAACAGTGCTACATTCTTTGGCGGTATAACTAGTGGCGGAACGAATACATTCAATGTATTCAATGGTGCTTTCACTGGTGGTACAAACTCTGTAAATATGTTCTCTGGAGCTTATACAACAGTTGCTGGAACGTTCAATCTATTCTCCGGTGCGTCTACCCATGCGGGTACAACAAACATCGGCACGGGCACTAGCGCAGCTCACGTGACTAACATCGGTAGCACTGCTGGTGGAAACGTTACAATCATTTCCGGCTCAGCAGGAACAATTGGTGTAGGTCTAGGAGGAAACGCCGCTCAAATTATCACCATTGGGGCAATAGCTCAAACTGGGAAAATCAGTATCGCAGATTCTACAGCTGGATTGGCCGCAGTTGATTTAATGAACGGAGTCGCAGCCACTGCTCAAACTTTAAACATAGCCTCCGGAACTTCAGCCACGGCTGCTCAAACTGTGAACTTGTTAAATGGTACTACGCCCGGAGCGACTACTACCTTAACCGTAATGGGGGGGATAAACTCCGCAGGAAACCAAGTAGTATCGATCCAAGGGGCAGCTATTACGCAGGGGACGAATTCATTCAACGTTCTGGATGGCGCCATCGCTGGTGGAACTAACACATTGAATTTGTACTCAGGGGCAATCTCGAGCGGAACTAATTCGCTGAACATCTTCAACGCGAATAATAGCGGTGGTACCAACACACTCAATATCTTCAACAACGCGAGTTCAACTACAGCTGGCACAGTGAATATAGCTGCGGGAAATGCGTCTGTTACCCATGCAGTCAATATCGGAGACACGGCTACTACGACCACCATCAAGGGAAATATCGTCACTGCTCCGGTAGCGGCAAGTGTGGCTACTGTCGCGTTTGGAGCTAGCTTAACTGCTGGTACAGCTCTTCAAAACACGACGGGTTATGATGTCTTACTTAGCATCGTAGTTCAAGTTAGTGCTGCTACAGGCGCTACTTTAACTTTGGGAGTTGGAACTACAAACGCTCCGACATTAGAAACGGCTGTGCCAACATTTACAGTGGCCGCGGCAACGTTCTTCACAATTTTTGCTTATGTACCAAACAGTTATTACGTAAAAGTCAGCTCAACGGGCACGCCAACTATCACAAATATAACTGTGGTAGCAATGGGTGTATAAAAAATAAAAGGGAAAAATGCTTAAAAATTTAGTGAAATTTGAACACACAGCCGAAAATAAAGTAGGCCAATTTCTGTGTGAATACGACACGCCCATTAATGCGGCGAGGGAAATGCTCTGCAAATTTTTATCTCATCTCGACACAATTGAATCCGATGTTAAGGCTCAACAAGAAAAAATTCAGGCTGAAGCTGCGGCCCAACAAAATGCGGCTCCTCAAGAAACTGAAGTTAAGGAAAGTATAAATGAAAAAGCAGTCAGCTAAAGCTCGAGTACATGAACATCTAGCAGCCAAACATCCTGGTCCTCATAAACAGAGTATGGCGAAAAGAACAAAGGAGTCTATGGGAATGGAAAAGTCCATGGGGAACCCAATGCATCATAAAAAGATGATGGAAATGCATCATAAAAAAATGAAAATGCATATGGATCATATGATGAAGTGTGCAATGAAGAAGCATAAGGCTAAGTAATGGCTAAGAAGAAAGAGGCTAATTGGATTCAGGGAGCAGTGAAGCGTCCCGGGGCACTTCATAAGAAATTGGGAGTTGCTAAAGGAAAGAAAATTCCTATGTCCAAGATTAAAAAAGCTGAAAATTCCGATAGTCCTTTGCTTCGAAAGGAAGCTAATTTTGCAGAGACGATGAAGAAATTAAGGAAAAAATAATGGCCGATCTCTCATCTTTCACCTGCATGGTAGCCGAAAGTTTTGATCCCACTACATTGACGGGGACATTTGCTCCTATCAATGGAACGGGATTTAGCACAGATATCAAATTACTTAAGATCTTTAATCCTAGCACTACGATAGGAATTGATGTTAGCTATGATGGGGTTAACAAACATGATTATTGGCCTCCAGGGGCCACAATAATCATCGATTTACAGGCCAATCACGCGGATAACTCGGCCTATGGCGCCGGAACACTTTATGGGCGCATGGGCCAAATAATTTGGTGTAGAACATCTTCCACAAGTGCATACGTTCAAATTGCTGGGTATCGATAGATGAGTGAGTTTTTCATATCGGCCATGAATGGAGGGATGGGAGCAGTAACATCGGTAACTGGTGCAAATGGGGTCACTGCTAGTCCTACCACTGGAGCAGTTGTTGTCTCCGGTGTCAACGCTACTACGACTACTGTTGGGGTTGCCTCTTTTAATCCCTTGAACTTTACGGTTTCAGGAGGAGAGGTTTCGCTCATCAGTTCTGTAGCTCTTTCATATGTTACAGATTCGGGTACGGCCACACCTTCAGGTGGCGTCCTCAATGTCTTAACACCAGGAGGTGGAACCGAGGGGGTGGCCACTTCGGGGGCAGGCAATACGATTACCTTCACACTTACTGAGACCGCCAACACTTACGTCAATGTGGTTGGACCGACTACATACGATGCTCTTGTCACCGATTTTTTCATTTCCGTTAATTGCACAGCGGGCCCCGTGACAATCGTTCTTCCAGCAGCCCCACCAGCCAACAAAGAATTCGTAGTCAAAGATCGGCTGGGCCAAGCAGCAACCAATAATATCACTGTACAAAGCGCTGGGGGTAATACTATCGATACGGAAATTTCTTATGTATTTTCTGACAATTTCGAGTCCGTCGACTGCTTATTCCACGGAACTAATTATGAGGTGTTTTAATGGCTAATGTTGGAACTGGCTCTGCTGGAAATACATTAATCGGAACGGGCAATGGATCTTCCCCAACATTTAAACCAATTGGAACAAATTCCGGATTGACAGCTCATGGTATTGTTATTGCGGAAGGAAGTGGGGCATTCGTAGCTTCGGCGGCTTTAACTAACGGGCAGTTATTAATTGGTTCAACTGGTCTTGACCCCGTAGCTGCCACTCTCACCGCTGGATCAGGAATCTCAATAACTAATTCCGCTGGTGGGATCACTATCGCTGCGAGCGGTGGAGTCGTAACAGAGACTCTAACTGGTAATAGCGGTGGGGCAGTCTCTCCAGCTGCTGGGAACGTCAATACTGTGGGCACCGGAAGCATCACAGTCGTTGGGAATCCCGGGACTAACACCCTCACCACAGAGCTCACGGGGCTTACTAACCATGCTCTGCAAGTGGGTGCGGGCACCGCTACCTTAACTCAATTGGGTGCTGGCACTACGGGTCAAGTGCTTCAAACCAATACTGGTGCCGATCCAACATGGTCAACAGCCACATACCCATCTACTACCACTATCAATCAGATACTTTATTCATCGTCTGCAAACGTAGTCTCGAGTTTAGCGACAGCTAATAACGGAGTGCTCACTACGGGTGCTGCTGGCGTTCCGGTTATCACAGCTCTGGCCAGCAACGGTCAACTTATCATTGGTTCTGGGTCTGGAGCTCCAGCAGCTGCCACGCTCACCGCTGGCACTGGCGTTACGATTACCAATGGTGCCAACAGCATTACGATAGCCGCTACGGGAGGCTCGTTCGCATGGGTGGATGTCGCTGCTGCTACGCAGGCGCTCTCAGTGCAGACTGGCTACATCACTGACCATTCTGGTGGGGTTGTATATACACTGCCAGCAACCGCAGCTCTTGGCGACCAGATTCGAATTTTGGGTAAACAAACATCTTGGTCGATTGCTCAGAATGCCACACAACAGATTGTAGTCGGTTCCGCTTCGTCCACGGTTGGTACTGGGGGCAGTGTAGCTTCTACGAACTTGGGCGATTGTATATGGCTAGTATGTATTACTGCCGGCACAGCTACTGTATGGCGTGCCGAGTCGTATGTCGGAAATTTAACGGTAACATAGGAATCTAATGGTAACCACACTCAATCCATCAGACCAAACGATTACTCAATATAACATCCAAACCGGGGGCGCCAGCAACTTGTTGAATAATGTTGCACCATCGGCAACGTCGGGGATACCAGTTATCTCGCAAGGCGCGTCCGCCCAACCAGTATTTGGTACTGCGGTTGTTGCGGGTGGGGGGACTGGATCGGCTACATTTAATATCAATGGTGCGGTCTTCTCGAATACGACCACCACTGGAGTTCTGCAAGCGGCGACTCTAGTAGACGGCCAGATACTGATCGGCTCCTCGGCCGGGGCTCCAGCAGCTGCTACGATTACGGCCGGGACAAACATCACGGTGACGAATGGGCACAATACGATAACGATTGCGGCGAGCGGCGGTGGATCGGGGAGCATAGTGGGTCAATCGCGCGTAACCAGCACCACTGCTACTAGTTCGTCTACGGTGTTGGCTGTAACGGGAGTTACGCCAACGACATCTAATACAGTGTCGTTGCTATCCACTACATATACGCCAACGGCGTCAGCAAATTTATTGTTTTTCCAATGTACGGTTCCGTTTTCGAGTGGCACAGGGGGAAGTACTTCGATTGGTATATCATTATTTATTTTTGCCGGATCGACTCTCCTTGCGGCATATCCATTTTATGTCGCGAACAATTCGCCATCGACAGCTAATTTTACATACTATAAAGCGGCTGGGACGACTTCTCTCACTACGTATGCCGTTTATTATGCGGTTTTAACGACGGGGGGCGGTGGTTCCTCGTATATTTTATCTAGCGCAGGTACCGCGTTCTTCAATAGCGCAATAACTTCGATGGAATTTACTGTCACAGAAGTGACGCTTTAAAAAATCTTGCCGTAAATAGTTTTATTTTGGTAAAAATCACTCACCGATATCTCCATTTGAGATTTGTAGGTGTTGGCAGCTCCCCGCAGGGGGAGCTTTTTTTTTGAAAATGAATTTTCTATTGCGAATTTTTTCTTCATGAGTTACCTCTAAGATGGAGAAAAAAATATGACTTTATATGGCTCTCGTATCCTGATCAGTAATCAAAAAGTTGTTCAGATTTTAAAGAAAAAAAATCTTATTCCGTTCTGGGTAAATGACGATTTCCCTCTTCCCAGAGATCCTGACAACATTTTAATTTTAGTTCACAAACATCATTCTGATTCGATATCTTCGTTAGATTTAGAGCGAAGTCAAAATCAACAGGAGAAAAAAATGAACTACTACGCGATGGCTCAAGCGGTAAAAACAGGATGTCACGCAAGACGCCCTAACTGGAAGCCCGAAGAAAAAGTGTGGTCCAATGGCAAAATCTTAATTCACAACACTCCCTATTTTGGGGAGCCATTTAACCAATCCATCCAAGGGTACCCATACGTGTGTGAGCAAGAGGACGTCGAAGCATACGACTGGGAATTAGTCGCCGTATAAGGAACTCCCTAGGGCATCCGTACCCTAGGGGCCTTCACCGTTCTTTTGCAAGACCGATTAAACTCAATTAAAGCATTTTTTTCGAGTAAAAGGTGGTGCGGGAATTGAACCCGCTAAGCTATTTCTTTAGTCGACTTATAAAATAGCAGCACGCACTACGTTGCTCGCGTCTCCAATTGCATAACCACCAGTAATGGATTCCCACTATCATGCTAGGCAATGAGCTGATCGGGAATAACAGGAGGGAATTTCCCTTCTCGCCACACCTGAAAAGCCGAGAGGAACCCCCTCATATTGGTAGCTGCCCTAGATTTAACAGCGTCTCGACTCATTTTACTTTCTGAAGCGCTTTCGTCAATGAAAATGTTTATTAAAGCCTCATCTACATCGTCGGGAATGTTTAAAAGCGTAACCGATTCTTCTTCTTTATCTTTCATATCATTCTTTATCATCTTTACGTCGGATAAAGAATCTTCCATAACAGGTTCTCCTTTAATGGATTCCTGAAGCTCTCCTTCGATATAGAATCCTCCAATACAATCGGCATAAACCCTTCGGGCTAATCTAGATATGCATCTAGCAAAGAGCATGTCGGAAGGGACCGTTTTCCATGCACCTGTTGGTTTAATAAGGCCAGCCTTTGCAGCATCTTGAATCGTATAGGATTCCTCGTGTTCCTCACCTGTATCTTTCCGTTTAGTCCAGATACAACAGATTTCTGGAGTGCTCAATCTAATCGCAATTTTATGCCCATGCCTGCGGATTAATTGGTTCATAATGCGAGCGGAGATTTCAAACTTCCCTTGGATGTTATTTATACCGCCGCTAATTGCCTGGATGGGGCTTATACCTAACTCACGAGCCAGGAGCATGACAGATAAGATTGTAGCGACGATCGACGCCTCGGTGCCGCCACCCCCCAGCTTACGCCAATATTGATTACTGGCGGCCACTTCTGCGATTAATTTGTAGGACTGAATTTCTGCTACAGATGGCACTAAGCTCATGGACTCACCCCTTGTGTTTTTAATGTTTCAACCATCACTTCAATTTGAATACGGATCTCATTAACCAGATTCTCTAGAGCTGGTAGACACTCCGTTCTTATTAGAAATTTGGATTCGATAAGGGGGCATTGACTCAAATGGTCTTTAGAATCGATTATAATCAGACGTTTAGCAGACGCATTCCATTTAAGAATTTTTGTGCCTTCTGAGGTATCACAAGGGACGCTAACGCTGAATGGAATCCTAATGCATTCTTTTTCGACTAAATTGATTCGTTCAGAGATTTTGTCCATTTGGGAAAATAAGTCGGGAAGATTATTAAACATGATTAGACTCCTTAAATATTTTTTCGTATTCATCTGCATTAATATAAATCTTTCTCCAGCTCTCAGGTGAGATATGGGGATCGCGTAGCCTGTTGGCTTCGTATGATTTATACATACACCATTCAATAGCGGACCCTATGGCCAATGGAGGGTAACTAATCATAATCCGCCTCCTCTTTGATCATATCGAGGTTGTCCTCGACATGGTTATAAATCATATCATAAATCTCAGAATAATGCGACTTAAGTCCTTTAATCCAAATGGAATGGCATACATCTTTAATCGTACTTTGAATCAAAGCCTCTTTATCAAGATCAAATTTGGAATGAGGCTCAAGATAGTCATATGAATATTGATTCATTACGATACCTCATTGCGATTGAAGAAATTATAACAATTAAGAGCACTGGAAAAAATCTCCCAAGAAGGCTTAAGATCTTCGTGCGGAATCTCTATGCATTTGATTTTAGGAGGAGTAACCATTGTTTTGATCCCCTCTACCAATTCATATGTAGCCGATTTCGTTTTTTTCAAATGGATGTTGTAATAAATCTCTGGGTGAAATCCGTTCAACTCACAGAGGTGTTTGTATGCAGCTAATTGCACGGGCCAGGATCTCGAAACGTTTGCCGACGTTTTGAGGTCCAGCATGGCAATTCTATTATTTTCTTTAAGTTTGACAATCATGTCAAATTCTCCTGTAATTTTTTTTTCATCGTCGTATAAACGAGTGTTGGTATGCAAGGTCCGTGAGACATTGACATCATACCAATTGATAAAAGCCTCGACATAAGGCTCGTATTCTTTTTCCATCTCAGGTAGCCATAGTCCTTTGACGTATGCGGTGCAGTAATTATGGACTTTGGTTCCTCTATATCCGGCATTTTCAAGGACAGCAGGAGGAATGAGAGCCATATCCTCGGCGGTTTGTTTACTTATTATGGTGCTCACCCTTACATAGTTGAGTCGTGCTATCTCTAGGTCTGTCACAGTCCCCCTTTACATAAACTCGATATTCGGTTACATTACATATTACGTAACGCAATGATTTTATGTATACAAAAATAACGACAGGGAAAAAAATGAGTCAATTGGGTGAGAGTGTAAATAAATACTGCAGAGACAACGGCGTCCAAAAACAGTGGATTGCTAAAAAAATTGGTCTAGACAAGCGATATTTCTATCAGATTTTATCGGGAAAATTTTCGTTACCCCAAAAATATTGGGTGCCTTTAATGAAGGCGACTCGAGGAGAGGTCGGTCTTTCGGATTTGATTCATGATGTTTTGAGTGAAGAATTTACTATTGAATCTTTAGGCGGTTGGGAATCTTGTGTTGTATCTTGCAACGAGAAAAAAGATCTTAAAATAAATGTAGTTTAAGCGAATTTTCTTCTAAAAAAGTTAGTTTAGGCTTATACCTGGAAAGTCTTCGCGAGGGAATTGCTTCCCCCGCGAATAAGAACACAATGAAAAAAACAGTGAGAGTGGTAACGAGCCACTCGAACAAGAACCCCGTCTAAGCTAAGGAGACCCCGATCTGTCTAAGAAACCAGTTACCGAGACCCGTCTAAGGATGCAACAGAAGATAATCAAAAGCCCTTTTCACTTCAACAGAAGCGCAAAAAACCCCGTTTTATTTGCTGCTATATCTTTACCGTTCGTTCTGTCTGTTTGGAAGTATACAACGTACGTCAATAAAATTCAACAACTAGGATCACATGAAAAAATCTGAGCAAAAAAAATGCTCCCTGGACGGGGAGCATCCTTATGAGAAACGACTATATACCATCTATACTATCGTGCCCTGTCTTTTTGCGCAAGGGGGAATAAATGAATAATTCTTCCATTCATCACTCGTTTGATATCGTCTTAGCCTCTGAATTGAAAAGTGTCGACTTGGCTATTTTGATTCATCATTTTCAGTTTTGGGTCTTGAAGAACAAGAGGATGGGAAAAAATCTCCATGAAAATCGCACCTGGACATATCAATCCATTGCTGAGGTAGCGGCTCATTTTCCTTATTGGTCATACGCTCATGTCAAGCGTCTTTTGCTCGAATTGGTTAGACGCAAGATTTTGATTAAGAACAATTTCAATAAAACTCCTTTAGACCGAACCATATGGTATGCGTTCGCGAATGAAGAAAAGTTTGCGATATTCCAGATTCGGAAAATGGAGATTCCAGATTCGGAAAATGGAGTTTCCGAAAATGGAAACTGTAATAAGGATACAGATTCTAAAACAGATGCTAAAAAAGAAGAGAGAGAGCGGGACAAACCCGCTCCACGCGCTCCTTCTTCTTCATTAAAAAAGCAAAGAGATGGGTTAGTCTTTACCGCCGATGCCGAGCATGATGATCTCATGCAATCCTATGGGCGCGAAAATACCGAATCTTTTTATCGAATTCTCAGAGAATGGAAAGAGGAAACTGATCCCTCAAAATGGAAAAAGAACGACTACAAATCAATCCTGAGATGGGTAGTTAAAGCTCATGAAGAAAGAAAGTCTAACTCTACGGGAAAGGAAAAGGGAGAGTCGGACCGTAAGCTGGCTGAGAAAATATGGAATAAATGGAAAGGACGCAATGATCTCCATTTAGGACCGGACTATCTTGAATTCATTCAGGGCGCCAATTCTCCTTCAGTAGTATTAAAATTTGGGTCTAAAGGATTTAGAGAAGAATGTTTGAACCAATTGAGAAAAAGGAAATTGGATATAAATGTTTAATCTATAAAGAGTGAGGATTCCTCTACTCATTCTTAAAAACAGAGGAAATAAAAAAATTTATAAGGATTATATGACTACAAGTAACATTGGAAAAATTTTTGGGAAAAATTATCAACACGCTTCATTAGAAGATTTTAAGCTCAAAGAAGGGCGCCCTTTTTCTGGTTTAGCTCTCCACATTAACAGAAATTTGGCAAAAATAAAAGATCAGCTGAAGGATAATTCAGTATTGATTAACGCTCCACATGGCTCAGGAAAAACCCATTTTGCAGCTGCGTTAAGCCGTGATTTAGAAATTGATCCACATTATTTAAGATTTAGCGATCTCATTCGAGACTGTGAAAAGAGACACTACAGAGGAGATAATTTTAGAATTCATTTACACGGCATTTGCAATGCTAGGTTTTTGGTTCTGGATGAGTTGGGGAATTCTAAATACGAAATAAATTCTCCCCTTTTTAAAGAAATTATTGTACAGGTATTGCGTGAGCGCCATTGGTACGGTAAACCTACATTGTTTTTAAGTCCGTTAAGACACAAAGACATGTCTGAAATTTATAAAGATACATTCTTTGAAAATGTGAATATAGATATGTATTCAACAGAATAGAATTGTTTTCTGTGCGCTCTCCGGATATGGAGAGCGCACAGAATGAAACCATAAAGGCTATTAAAAAATGAAACATAAGATTCCAGATACCAGGCCATGCGAAGAATACCTCGAAAATCTAGAGGGCCTCCTTCCTGAGCTATGTACGGTAAACGACCTTTTGAGAGTGGGGGTCTACCGCTCATGTATGGTCGCCCATACTGCCCGGAAAGCGGGGAACTGTCCGACGTATTTCCAGCAGTACAAAGGCGGTAAAGTTTTGTACCCGCGTAGTGGCGTGATCGCGTGGCTAAGAGAAAAAATCAATCTAGGCCTCGATGAAACCCCTTGCGATTAAAAGAACTCCGAGGAAATTCGTTAATCATGCCGCGTGGCATGTAGTGGGAGGGAGACGGATCTATTTCCGTTCTAAATGGGAGTATAGCTACGCGCTCTACCTGCACTGGCAGAAAGAGCAAAAGATTATTTTAGAATGGGAATATGAGCCGAAAACCTTCTGGTTTGAAAATATCAAAAGGGGAGTCCGATCCTACAAGCCCGATTTTAGGGTCTTGCTTGCGTCAGGTTCAACGATCTGGATTGAGGTGAAGGGATACCTAGACCCGAAATCAAAAACGAAACTGGCGCGATTTAAGAAATACTACCCGAATGAGCAAATCGAGGTGGTGGGGAAAGCCTGGTTTGAAAGGAGGTCGTTTGTAGTTGGACGATAATAAAATTGACCTCACACTTGCCACGATCTCTTTCGCCCTAGCTGTATATTTTTTCTTAATATGGTGGAGGGGATGAATCAGCTTTCCAATCGAGAGAGGGCTTTGCGAGCCTATTCGAATGCAAAAAAAGAATGGGAAAAAGGAAAGCAACTTTACGCTTCAAAAGAAATTAATCATATAGGTTTAGCGGCGCGCATGAGCGCTCTGATAGCATCTGAAAAAATTTTAATAGATAATAAGTGGTATGAAGAAAAAGTTTGAAATAGATCTAGACGAAAGAGTCCACGGCATTGATAATACAATTCAAATACGCACTTTGCAGTTAGTGTGCTATCAAGGCAAAGTTCTTACTCTTGAAGAGTATATGCGAGTGCTCATAACAAAAAATATGGAGAAGTCAGTGGACAAAAAAATTAAGAAACTAAAAAAAGATACAAAGAAATTGGAGAAAGAAGAGGCGTCTCTTTTGAAGGCTGACCAGAAAAGAGATAAGTTGGTGGAGAAAGGTGAGAAAGCAATGAAAAAGAAGAAAAAAAGATGATAATGGAAGAATGGGAAGATGAGCTTTTTAAGAAATTAGTTAAATTTGGGCAAGAGTCCGGAGTTTCCACTGCTGAGATGATTAATTTTTTGTTGAAGTTCATCTCTTGTTTATTAAATGAAAACGCTGACGACGAAGACGCAAGAGAACTGTCAAGATTATTTTATAAAATTTTATCCGAACAAATCAAATCAAATAGAATTTAAGGTTTATATGGTTGAAGTACTTTATTATGAGCAAGCTAACAAAAATAAAACGATCGGATATGTAGATATCCGCATTCCTATTCTAAAACCGACAGTGATAGTGCTGCGTAAAGTTTCTCATGTTCAAAGCGGGGATCGCAAATGGTTTAACTACCCGAGTTTTTCGAGAGATCATGCCGACGGTACGCCAAACTATCTTAAGTTTTTTGAATTCGAAACTCAGGTATACAATGCCGAGCTGTTGGAAGGATTGAATAAAAAAGTTGACGAGTTCTGTCAGAAAAATGGAATCAAAAGCATTGAACCTATGGGGTTCGATACTTTCCCTGAACCTGCAAACGATTCGGAGCTACCGTTTTAATGAATGAACGTACGTGCAGGAAAAAACAGAAGTCCTTAGCTGATATTAAAAGAGAAGCGAAAGAATTTTATAATACTATCGGGCAATCTCATGCAGATTTTAAGAAAGGGCAAAAAGTTAAAATCATTGTCCCTTGTCAAGATTTTCATATGTGGTACGGGGAGACGGGGACAATTATTTCTACTAAGCCGGGGTATTTAAAAATTCATGTTAGGCTAGACGAGCCGCGTGAATACGAAAACTGGCGTTTGGAAGAGTTCTATTTTGATGCCGAAGATTTGATTGACTTAAAAAGTTATGAAAAAATAGGGCCCAAACCAGATGAAACTATATAAAAATTCGACCCCCCTCACACATGCCTGTGAGGGCACTTGGAAATTTTAAAAATGTGGGGTTTTTTGGTGGGATATGTTATGCTCTTAGGTTTAGTGATTTACAGTAGCAGGAAGAAATTTGATAATGAAACATAATCTTTTATTATCAGACTCAATCCCTTTGCTCGCGAATTACCTTGATGACCACGGAGCATTGTCGGTTGCGTTCGTAAGAAAACATTTGAAAGTGAGTTTGGTTGAAGCTAAAGATATTCTTGAGGAAGTGACCAAGCAATTTGAGAATGTGTATTGGCACAAAGAGAAGTGGATAATCATAGAGGGGAGAGAGAAAGAGCTTCCTCCAACATTTTGGAAGTAATGTTAAATGGTTTGGATTTATTCATTAATTCGTGATACAATTACGGAATGAATTGGTCAAAAGAAGCTTCGAAAAAATACAGTGCATCTAAAAACGGGAAAGCCGTTAGAAGAAAATATCATTCTTCGGATTCGTACAAGAAGATTTCAGACGATTATCGTTTATCAGAAAAGGGAAAGAGAATAAGAAAGCAATATCGGGATCTTTGGTACAAAACAGAAAAAGGAAGGAAATATTCAATGTGGCAAGCTACAAAGCTAAGAGCGAAAAAGAAAGGCTTAGAGTTTTCTATCACAATCGAAGACATTCTTATGCCTGACCTCTGTCCGCTACTTGGGTTGAAACTTTCTTTCTCTGATTTTGGTCTTCGTTACAACTCGCCTTCTTTAGATCGAAAGGATTCTTCAAAAGGATACACAAAAGACAATATTTGGGTCATTTCTTCAAGAGCGAATATTCTTAAAAATGACGCAAAATTAGAAGAACTTGATCTTTTAGTGAGGAACTTAAAACTATGTGGATTTACCTAGAATGCTCAATGGACTCGACCTCTTCAGCGGAATCGGGGGGCTTACCCTCGCTCTCAACGAATGGGTGCGACCAGTCGCTTATTGCGAAATTGACCCCTATTGTCAAGGAGTCCTCTTGTCCCGAATTACGTCTGGTCAACTCCCGAATGCCCCCATATGGGATGATATTAAAACATTGGACGGGTTTAGATTCCCACGGGGATATGTCGATGTCATATTTGGCGGCTTCCCATGTCAGGATATCAGCATTGCACGACTGGGGAAAGGCTTGGAAGGAGAGCGAAGCGGACTTTTTTTCGAGATCTTACGCTTGGCCAAAGAAATCAAGCCCTCTTTCATATTCCTTGAAAATGTTCCAGCTATCACAAGCCGAGGGGGACTTCAAGTCGTTAGAGAAATTGCCGAAATGGGGTATGATTGTAGATGGTGTATTATTTCCGCTGCGTCCGTTGGAGCATTGCACAAACGTGAAAGATGGTTTCTATTGGCCCACTCCTTGCGCGAGAGATGTGAGAATCGGGAAAAGGTCTCTCAGAAGCAACCTGCGCAAGAGCCAGCTTTGCGAGAGAATAGGAATAGAGAAAGAATCCGACTATGGCAAGAAACTGTGTCCTCTATGGATCGAACAACTAATGGGATACCCTACAGAGTGGACAGAGTTAAAGCCCTGGGCAATGCAGTGGTACCTGCTCAGTGCAAAAAAGCGTTCAAAATATTAATGGGATTAAATAATGAAGAAAGAAAAAAACAAGCTTTATTCACCTAAGGCTGAAAAGAAAATGAAAAAAGTGTACCATGAATTTGGCAACGGGGAATTGCATTCAGGATCAAAGAACGGCCCGATCGTCACTAATCCTAAGCAGGCCTCCGCAATAGCTATTTCCGAAGCCAAGCGCAAGGGATTGAAAGCAGGAGAAAAATGGAAGGTCTCGGCTCGCAAAAAGAAGTAGGAGTGTGGACGGATTGATCAAAAAGATTTTGTGACACATTGTTTAAATGTTTATAGGTTTTCCACAATGGATAAAAATCCCGTTCTATTTCCTAGAATTTCCCCGCTCACAAAGATTCTATTTATATTGTCTGTAATTTCTTTAACGTTTATATACTGTCTAGAAGACTATGTGGCTCAAAGACAAAATTCCTATACAGGTTTTGTCTATACTCCTACAGCGATTTATTACATAAACAAAGGCAAGCCGTGGAAATTAGCATAAAATTCTATAAAGTTTTGAAGATCGCGCTCTTGATTGTGACATGCGGGTGCTACTGTCTCCCGGTATCTGCTGGTGAGATTCCGGGACATCCTAAAGGACCGTCCGAAATTCAAGAAGAAGAAAAGCGAGAAAAACGAGAGAACAGTCCTACTAAACACATGGGCGATGAGAATCAGCAAGAACAGTACAAGAAGGGGATTGGGGACTGGGCCTGCAATAGAACAATCCTTCCACCGACTGACATGAATTGCTAAAAAGATGTAATTTGCAAGAGAGGTAAATTCAATGGAATGGATTAAACTCAGTGACCAAAAATTACCCCCGCAGGGGCTGAAAATCTTAGCATTCAATGGCGGCGACTGCTGGACGTGCTATCGATTCAGCTATCGCGGCGGCAGCATCTGGGTTGCGTGCGTACCCAATTTCACGCCCGAAGATGTTGAAAAATTTCATGCCCCACTCTGCAATGAGCCGGAATACTGGAGCTATATCCCATTTGATAAACTGCCCGGCCCGTATACTGGGCTAATGACGATAGCTGTTGCTGGCGCAGATGCTGTCATGACATTCGATGAGATTGAACAGCAATTTCCAGATACTCACAAGTTTGCTATACAAAATTTAGTTAATTATATCGAAAATGAAATGGTCCACATAATGATGAGGAATGATGAAACCAGAGTCAAAGGCCCCAACAATTGCCAGTGATGACCCATAGACCCTCTTTTCTTTCTGTTTAAAAAATAAACACCTAAGTACTATAATTTTTCATATGAGCGAATGTGCTGAAATTATAGTCGTCATGAAAGATGAAGAGAAGACTCTACGTCATGCTTTTCTATGCTATGAAGGTGTGCATAATATGGACATGATCAAGGCTTATGTCAAAGAAGCTCGAGATAATTTCCCTGGAGAGCCCGAGAGCATTACAGTTAAAACTACTGTGGTAATCCAATAATGGCTAGACCTCCTAAACCTATTGACTGGAATCTTGTGGAAGCTAAAGTAGCCGCCGGATGTAATGGAATAGAGATTTGCCAGGATTTTCGCCTAGATGATACTACATTCTATAATCGTTTCAAACAAGAATATGGGGAAAGTTTCCAAGATTATTCGCTTCGGCAACAGAGAGTAGGCGAAGGAAATATAAAATATATTCAATATATTAAAGCAATAGGACTATCTAAGGATGGAGAGTTAACAAAAAAAGGGGATACTACATTGCTTATTCACCTAGGCCGTACCCGTTGCAATCAAGTAGAGGCTCAACCTTCTAAAGAAAAAGAGCTGCCCCCTACGGAAAATTATCTTCAATTACAAGACCGTTACATACAATTAGAACACAAATTCAATGAGTTAATGAATGCTCTTAAGCCCCAAGCAGACGCTCAGTTACATGGAAGCAACAGCCCCCTTCAACATCTGGGTGGGAGCGATATCATCGGGGAAATCCCACATAGCGACGCAGAAGGTAATAGAGAGACTCCGTAATGGACCTCCTGGCGACGTGCTTTTCACTGGCGTTAGCCGTACTACTATCCAGCATAATATTCTGTCTCTTCTCTATCCTGCCTTAGGATTTCCTATGCCTTCTCCCAAATGCATGCAGACCCAACTCTACGGGCGCGATGTCTACTTCAAAGGGGTGCATGATTCAGGAGCATATAAAGACATTCAAGGGATGACCCTCGCTTTAGCTTTCTGCGATGAGGTAGTCAATATGCCTCAAAATGTATGGAATATGCTCATCGGACGTTTACGGAAGCCTGGGGCTCAACTCTTCGCTACCTGCAACCCT